GGAAAAACAGTGTAAATATACGGATTGATTATTTATCAATCATATAACTCGCTAGTAAATCCTTCCACCTCCACCTTACCCGAAGGGAAAAGGTGGAATGATTTGCAAGATTGTCAAATTGCGGGAACTTTCTTAGAGCTTTGACTACTACTTATTCATGGTGACATGAATAATACCATAGGGTAATGACCAATGGCATAGTAAAAACGTCAAAGATTGGATGATCCGCAGCCAAGTATCTTATATCGTCCACCTACCCTTAAGGGAAAGGTGGAGGCAACAATTTTCAATTGTAACAAAATAAACCCATTTTTTTAAAGTGGAGTCAAATATAATAGTTTGGCTCCCTAAAGCCTGAGGCAAGCCCTTGGACCTTTTCAAAGGTGGAAGCAGATATAAGATAAAGGTTCAGAGAGTAGACGGCAGTCGGGAATTAATGATGGTTTTAGCAAAACCTGAAATTTCTTAAGGTGTATTCCGACCCTAGTAGAAATACTTGGGATCATCGCAAGATGTTTACCTTAAAAACCTGTAGGGTAGAAAAACATCAGGGAATATCGAAAAAATAAGATATTCATAAAGCCTTTTGTGGACTTTTCTTTAAAAAGAAGAACCACTGATGTTAATCAGGGATTTGTCTATTATAGACAAATGAAAAACCCTGGTAAGAAAATCAAACTGCTTGAAACCCCTAAAACTTATTCTACTAAGCAATTATTGTGAAGTAATTGTGGCCAAGACAAAGACCTTGGGTATAGTAAAAATGAATAAGATAGTTTGAACTAACAAGTTCAATAAAATGGGCAATGAGCATCCAAGCTTCTTTAAATCGAAATAATAAATACTAATTAAAACAATATAAGAATTGTCACATACTGATATATAAATGAAACACCCAAATGAAGTAGTAGAGAAAAACAAAAAACAAAAGTCTATTTTGATTAAATGTAATAAATGTTTAAAGGAAAAAAAGTTAACAGATTTTGTTACAAAGACAGAAATTTATAAAAAAAAAATCTGTCGCGAATGTTTTCCAGAATTTGAAAAAGAACATTATAAAAACAAAAGTTTAAATTACAGAATAAAAAAACATTTAGCATGGTGTTTAAGAGATGCTACTAACAAAATAGATTCTACTATGAATTATATTGGGTGTAATATTCAATATGTAAGAGAATGGCTTGAATACAATTTTACAAAAGAAATGAATTGGGATAATTATGAAACATTTTGGTCAATAGATCATGTAATCCCTATTTGTAATTTTGATTTAACTATTGAAAATGAAAAATATAAATATTGGAATTGGTCTAATTTAATACCGGTTCAAACTAACAATTCATTTTTGGGTCCACCTTTCCAAAAGGTGGATAATATTGTAGAAAAAATAACAAAATTTAAAGAAGAAGGTTCAACGACTAAATGGTTTTCGAGTGAATTCACATTAAATAAAGAATTAGCTTTAACGAAAGAAAATAAAGCAAATGTGAATTCGCCTTAAGATATAGTCTACTCCTTATTGAAAGATAAGGTAGAGGAAATGTACAGGAAATCCTCAGATCACTTTTTGGAAAGTGACATACAGACGTTATACTAACTTTGCTATCGAATCAATTGAGCAAACTTTCAATGGACAGGCCGATTTTGGTCGTCGTGTTCAGTGCGTGATCAGCCGCAATGGTGATCTCGCTTACCGCACTTATCTCCAGGTAACACTTCCGGAGATCAATCAGCTCATGGGCATCGCCTCTTTCGCCGTTGGCGTTGGTTCCGGCGTGTATGCTCGTTGGTTGGATTATCCAGGTGAGCAAATTATCGCTCAGGTTGAAGTAGAGATCGGTGGTCAACGAATTGATCGCCAATATGGCGACTGGATGCACATCTGGAATCAGCTCACCATGACCGCTGAGCAACAGCGCGGATACTTCAAGATGATTGGTAACACAACCCAACTCACCTTTATTACCGACCCATCTTTCTCTGAAGTGGATGGTCCTTGCGACTCATTGGCTCCTCGTCAAGTGTGCGCTCCCCGTAACGCTCTTCCTGAGACTACTCTGTATGTGCCTCTCCAATTTTGGTTTTGCACTAACCCAGGACTTGCCTTACCCCTTATCGCCTTAAAATCTGCAGGGCAGAAAAGCACCCAGCCTAAAACAGCAAAATTATGTTTTGGGAAAAATCTGTTTGAGAATTTGCATAACTCTCAGGTGCTAGTTGCGTGTTTTCCTGGATTGATAAGTCACCGATTATTCAGTGACTTATCAATCCAATAAACATGCAGCAACAAGACCAAATTGCGGGAAGTTCCCAAAGATGATGGCTACCAAGCTGTAAATGAAAGTTTGCAGTGGCTGAGAAAAACAACCTCAGGTATGGTAAAAATGCCACATATGAAGATTTGTCCTAATGACGAGGATAAATTTGAAATGGATAATCCGCAGCCAAGCTACTAACTCCGCCGTCAAATAAGTTTGACATTAGGATATGTAGAAGGTTCAACGACTAAACGGTTTTGGGTCTGAAAGAATTAAAAACTCTTGATGATGGCTTAAGATATAGTCTAATCCCTATAACAAAAATACACCGAAAGGTGGGGTAAACCGTGATGTGCAGTATCACGAAGTTAAAATTAATTTAGATATCCGTCCTATTGACGAGTGCTTGTGGGCTGTTACCACATTGAGCTGCAACTCAGGCGAACTTGGCGCGAATGGTCAGGTGACTGCTGCTGGTCAGTATACTCCTGGTCGCCCAGTGCCTGCTGCGATTGCTTACAATCAGTCACTTGTAGCTGCTTCTCTGTATGTGGACTATATCTTTTTGGACACGGACGAGCGCCGACGTTTTGCGCAAAATCCTCATGAATATTTGATAACCCAACTCCAGTTCACGGGTGACGAGTCGGTTGGTTCGTCATCGAACAAAATAAAGCTTAATTTCAATCACCCCGTGAAGGAGCTTATCTGGGTTGTACAACCCGATCAAAATGTGGATTATTGCTCATCTTTGGTGTGTGATGCGCTTTTGTTCAAGGTGCTTGGCGCTCAACCATTCAACTACACGGACGCGATTGACGCTCTTCCCAATGCTATTCATGCTTTCGGAGGCCCTGCTTCTGTTGCTGCTGATAGCCGCGCTTTCATTGATGCTCGCGGACTATTCGATGATGCCGGTGCTCTCGATTATGAGATCCCTGTTGGTTTCACTGGATACTGGCATGGACCCAACAATCCTTACAATGAGGCTAACATGGGTGGGCCCGCGGTTCCCATTTCCACACAAACTGCAGGCGTGGACCCTGCTCTTCTTGCCCAACTCCAAAGCTTACAATCAAGCAGCGGTCACATGGAAAATTCCACGGTATCTGATGCCGGTACTTTCGTGATGACGGAGACCTCTTTGGATCTCCATTGCTGGGGCCAAAACCCCGTGGTCACTGCTAAGCTGCAACTCAATGGACAGGACCGTTTCTCTGAGCGTGAAGGTTCTTACTTCAGCTGGGTCCAGCCTTTTCAGGCGCACACTCGATGCCCTGATGAGGGAATTAACGTGTATTCGTTTGCGCTGCGCCCTGAGGAGCATCAGCCCTCAGGCACGTGTAACTTCTCGCGTATAGATAACGCGACACTCCAACTTGTGCTCTCAAATGCCACAGTTGAGGGAACAAAAACCGCCAAGGTGCGTGTTTATGCTACAAATTATAACGTAAAAATTCTTAGTGCGTTGAAAAGTTACCTACAAAGACAAAGTGAGCTCTTGTCTTTGACCAAAATAGTTAAGCACTCACAAAATATGCTAGTAGCTAGTGGAATTGCTTGTTTTTGACTAAATAGCATTCTGCAAAATACCTTGTTGTTCGAGAAACCCCTTAGAGCCTTTTATACCAAGTGCTATTCCGAAAGGAATGCATGGCGGAGATTAAACTCCGGTACGGTAATAATTAAAAGGATTGGGCAACTCGCATGCTTACTACCTAAATCCGCTATGATAGGATATGGTAGGGCGTCAGAGACTGAACGGGTGTTGGCTGTCGATGAAGGATTAACCATCTGGAGACGGCTTGAGATACAGTCCATCCACTAGGGAAACTTAGTGGGATCATTATGGCTAAGGATAATGTCGGGGATGGGGGGATTAGCATACAGTAATTAAATAAAGTGAAATATAATATTTCATATTGAAAACTACTTAAAGACATTCGTATTATATAATATATAATATGAATTACAAACTATCATACGATTTTGATGCACAATTAAATTGCGGCGTCATTTGCTTTAATGACCAAACAGTTTTAATGGATTTTAAAGACTTATTTTCTATTATAAATTTTGATAAAAATTTTATTCATTATTCTGATGATAAAGATTACCCTTTTTATTTACGACATCATCAAAAAATTACTTATTTAGAATATTTGTTTAAATATGATACTATAAACA